CCACTGGCAATAGGGCCAACATAGCGCATAGAATCAGCCATTTTTTCCATTGTACCCTGGCTTTTACTGATAGTTGCTGCAAACACATTAGCCACTCGCCCTGCCTGATCCGCCTGGAGACCAAACCCTGACAGGGAAGATGCTAACGTTTCTGATGTAAATGCAAGGTCAGACTGAGTAGCAGCAGCTAATGCCAATGTGCTTGACAAAGCGGCAATCTGGTCTTCTACGGTAAAGCCGGCGGATGCAAGATAGTATAATGCATCCGCTGCTTCGGAGGCACTAAATCTGGTAGTCCTGCCCATCTCCTGAGCGACAGCAGTTAACTGCGCCAGCTCCTCGCTGCTGGCGCCTGCTACAGAAGCGACATTGGCCATGGCCTGCTCAAAACTAGCCGCTGTATTTACCGCTCCACCAATTAAAGCTGCAGGACCGGCAACAGCCGCACCAAGACCAAGCATCATCGGTAAGGATGTTGCTGCACGCATTAAGCTGGAAAGGCCAGTTTGTGCTTTAGTTATGGCTCCAGTCGCAAAATCCCGTACACGCAGAGTAATTGTCCATGTCCGCAAGGCCACACCACGGATAGCACCTTCCACCCGTTGAATTGTAGAAGTGGCCCGGTCACGTAAGGTTATGGTAGGTTCGGCCCGAGTGCGTCCTAGCCGCTCTACTGTTTGCCTGGCCCTTTCTGTAGAGCGTTCCATTTCTTCTACTCTCGCACGGGCACGGGAAAGGCCAGATGATATTTTATCTTGTGTTTCAAGAACTAAATTCAGGCGATAAAATTCTTGATCAGCCACCCAGCCTCACCTCCTTCTGGCCCGTCGCTTCATTGCTTCCTCAGTCTCCCGCCTTGTTTGGGCCTCAATCTCTAGTTGATACTCCATCGAAGCTAGCATAAAAGCCTGTTCTTTCATTGGCTTACGCCAGAATGTGCCGGGGGGCAGGCCAGTCCGCTGAAATATTTCATGGATCAGATAGGCCTGCCCCCCAGCTTTGATTAGTTTTTTATCTCCTCTACATCCTCAAACCCGCTTAAGTCCATGATGGCGTTGGCCAGCTTGTCCTTTTCGCCGGCTAACAGCATCTGGGATACTGCTTCCTCCGGAGAGCTAACTTTGGCCTTGGCCAATAATTCCTTGCTATTCCAGTCAAAATTAACTGTACCGGTGACAATCATCAGGGAAGTGTACTGATCCCAATCAACGTCACTAATCCGTCGGCCAGTCCGCCGGTCTTTGTAGGTATATTCCGCTTGTTCCCGTATGCGGCGAATTTCCTTATCCCGCAGTCCGCGCACCCTAAAAACAACTCCAAGACGTTTAATTTCCACGTCTGCTTCGGGGGTGTGCGTCTGGTCTAGCAGTGCTCTTAGGATTTCATTGCCACCCTGGAGCTTGTTTTCTTCTTCCGCCATACCTTAAACCCCCTCAATCAGGTCTAGTAATTCAATCCCGCCAAACACAAATGCCCATTCCTCCATAACCAGGTCTTGTGGTGTCCAGTTTGCAATAGGTATGCGCTGGAACTTCACGTGAGTAAGCCGTACCCGTTCAGCTCCAAAAGCTTCCGGATCATCCAGCTTGAAGATCAACTCAGTTACAAACGTTCCTTTTGTATCGTCAAATATCTGACTGGATGCCTCCAGGAGTTCACTGGTTATCTTATACCCCCGTATCCTCCCAGTACCGCGCAATCCTACTACCTTATTGCCCACCCACCGAGTACCGGCCGGCAAAACCTCCCGCATAACCTGCTCTACATCAGCGGTTGCTTCATTGAAATTAGTCAGCCATTTGCCCTCGTGATAAACCTTGCCAAAAGTCCCATTAATCGTTCTTACATCCTCAAGAGCCATTTAAGTACACCTCCTTATTTCACTATGAACGTGCCAAGGATAACTTCCATTACATCCGTCAGTCTAGCTTCCCACTTCAGGTAAACCTGATCCGGTTCTGGTGTAATGGTTGCACCTGAACCATAATATGCCGGGTCAAGGTAAACATTCCAACCGGTGTCTTCAATCACACCGCCCTGAGCCAATGTCTGCATGTACTGTTTGCATGCACCAATAAGAGCCAGGCGGCCCTCCTCGGTATTGCTAACCTTGCCAATGTAATTATCTTCCGCGGTCTTCATTAAATCAGCATTAATGCTGTCTATAACCCTGATAGTCCGGATCTTCTTCCAGGCGTTATTCTGGCCTTGGCGCAGGGTTATCAAGCTATTCATGCCACGTAGAGCCTTTACCATCCGGCCATCGTGGTAGAGCAGAAACACACCGTTTTTAACCGCAGTCTCCATCTCACTTCTAGTCCACCTACGGGTAACGTCATCAAACAACGTTGCAGCGTAAGTAGTAGACTCGCTGAGCCTTTGTCCTGCAATCAGACCGGCGACATAAGCTGATATCTGGGCACTGGAGTAGCTTACCCCATCCAGAGTTGCCCCCACGCCAACGTTTACCACGCCCTCGTGGTTAAACCCGGCACTCCTTGTCGTAGCTTTGGATACAGCAGTAGCATCAATATCATCAGCAGCCGAACCACCCAGAACTGCAATAACTCCTTTGCCTTCATTACGCACCCTGCTTACCCAGGAGACCACACTGGTGTGGATAGCCGGATCATATACTCCATCTAAGGCCAATAAGTTAAACTCCTGAGCTTCAAAGGCTGTAAGAGCATTGGTATAGTCAGACGCAACAATGGATGCTATACCAGAGTTACCTCCGGTCATGGCTACATTGGTAACATCTTTTACAATACCAGTGCCCTCGGCTAACTTGGATGCTACAATCCACTTATTACCGATATCATTGTTAATAGCATCTACCGCCGCCTGAATAGTGCCACTGGTGAAAGTAAACGTCCGCAGTAGTGTAGTGCCTTCATACAGCTTGATATTTTTTTTGAGAACATCCAGTGGGTTAACCTCCACCGTGACCTTGAAGTTATTACCCCGCGTGCCAGGATATTTGGCATCCAGTTTTAACACATTTACCGGGGTTCCTGTGGTATCTTGCAAAGTCACCGTTGCGGCAGCCGCAGCGCTATCAGCTAGCCGGTAAGCCAGGATTTTCTTCGCCCCACCCAAAAGTGCCAAGCGTAATATAGTGTAAGCCGTGATCCCGGTAGTTGTATCATTCGTGTAAGCCTCGGTGATACTAGCCTCATTGATAATTTCAACAAACTGCCGTACCGGTCCCCATGAAGCCTTTACCGGTATTGCAACCACACCCCGTGCACCGGGTTGAATTGCCGCTACAGCCGCCGATACAAAATTAAGATACAAGCCAGGCAGTACCGGTAATTCAGTTGCAGACCATACTCCTCCTGCCATTTAGATCACTCTCCTTTTCAGAAATTGCTCAATCAACTTACGCATTTCATCCACTGTGAATTCATCTTGAACCTGTCCATACAATGCACCGGCTACCACCTCTGGCTTAACGCCAAAAATAGCTTCAGCATTAGCCATGAATTCCTCCCGCGGGTACTTTGAGGGCAACTTCTCCACCACTACTTTCTCCTCAAGCTCCTTTCGTTGGTGTTTCGGAGAAGGCTGTTCCAATACAATCTTCTCTTCATTCATTACTTTGCTCTCATCCATTACTCTATCCTCCTCACTCAATTGATCCCTTACCATGCACTTCCGCGATCAATGGTGCTTCTTCCACTGGTCGGTTGGTAAACCGGCTTAAAGTGACCGACATCTGGCCAGCAGTTAAAGCATCCGACCGATAATCCCCTATTGGGTCATGTACAGTTAGATACCGTCTGTTAGCTATGTCCAAGGGTATTTTGATTGCACTGTGTAGTTCTTGAACAATGGTTAATGTGCCACTTATTTCTTTATTTGGCGTATCACCTATGACGTGCCCAACAAACTTTTTTCGCACTTCAAACATGGCCCTAGAACCTTCACGCAATTCAATCCCGGTTAGCCGCCACATAACCCCAGGCCGTCTATAACCCAATGGCCAAAAATTACGATACACCATCCAAGCCGTCCCTAGAATTTCTTCCGCCCAAGACGCCAAGGCCTCAACCCAGGTATCACTTGCCACTGTTTCTTTT